CGACTGATTACACGAGACGTAAACAACAATACAAACACTCCAACGTTCTCTCTGTACACTAAGGACGAAATTACTACATACCTTGCAAACCCGTACCAGTATGAGAAGCAGCTCAGGCGAGCGGTTACATACATCTATGGTGCGAGCTCACATTTCCGCAGACTCGTTCAGTATTTCACCGGCCTTTCCGACCTGTCGTTTGTGGTATCACCATATCGCATTGACCCGAATACGGCGAATGTAAAGTCTATCGCAAGAAACTACAGAAAAGTTCTGAACGCTATGTCGGCGATGAATGTACGGACACAGTTCCCCAAGATTTTGACGGTGTGTCTCCGTGAGGACGTGTTCTATGGCACAATGTGGGTAACGAACGACAATATCACAATTCAGCAGTTACCGTCCGACTATTGTACGATTTCTACGATTGAGGGGAATGTCCCCAACGTGACATTTGACTTCTCGTATTTTGATGCTCGTTCAGCTTTGCTGGAGTTCTATCCGGCAGAGTTCAACACAAAGTACAATGCGTACCAGAGAGACCGTAGAAATTTGCGCTGGCAGGAACTGGACTGTCCAACATCGTTCGCCATCAAGTGTAACAACGACATCCTCGATTACGCTATTCCACCATTTGCCGGGATTCTGCGTGAGGTCTATGACCTTGAGGACTATAAGCAGCTCAAGCTGACTAAAACGACACTTGAAAATTATGCCATGCTGGTCATGACGCTCGGCACGGATGACGAGGGCAACTGGCTGCTGGATTATGAAAAGGCCAAGGGTTTCTGGCGGAATCTTGATAGTGTTCTGCCAGAGGAGGTCGGTTCCATTCTCTCTCCAATGCCTATCAATAAAATCAGCTTCGAGAAATCAAACACAGGCGATACCGATACGATTTCCGATGCTGAACAAAATCTGTTCACCGCAGCCGGTGTTTCTTCTCTGCTGTTTAACAACGACAAGGCATCTGCGAACGCTCTTCTGCTCTCTATCAAGGCTGACCAAGCGATTACCTATGGCGTCGTCAAGAGCATTGAGGATGCTGTAAATAGATTCATCCAAGCGCAGAGTTACGGGAAAAACTTCAAGGTTACATTCCTTGATTGCAGCCCGTACAATCGCAAGGAATTGGGAGACCAGTATCTGAAAGCCTGTCAATATGGCCTGCCGTTTATCTCAATGTTTGCTGCAACCCAAGGTATGTCCCAAAGCGAGGTAGACTGCATGAACTTCTTGGAGAACGACGTCCTTGGTCTGGTTGATAGATTTAAGCCGTTGCAGAGTTCTACTCAGACATCAACTCAGAGTGCGACCGGAGAGAGCAAAGGCGCAACTGACGAAGGTGGCGCACCAGTAAAAGACGACGGTGACCTGACAGACAGCGGAGAGCAGTCTCGTGAGGACGGTGATGACTGGTGACAAATAGCTTCGTTTATGTATTCAGTGATGAAGGCAGAGACGCCCTTCTATCCAGACAGTATCAGTTGCTGAAAAGCGACGAGAAGAAGCACATCTACATCTTTGTGAACAAAGACCAACAGAATTTTGTGTGTGATGGTGTTCCGTATGCGCTGTCCAACACGTTGACTTTCTAACCCGCATGGTGCTCGCCGTGCGGGATTTACTATGCCAAAAGGTGGTGAACTGTTTATGAGTGAGCGGAATATGAGAATTGTATTCTCATCCAACATCAGCAACCTCACCGAACGCAACGCCTCTTTCGATGCCGGGGTGCTCAGGGTGGCCTATGTTGGTAAAAACCGTAATAACAGCTTCATCAGCAAGGAAACCTTTGAGCGTTGTATGCCGAGTATCTACAACTGTCCAATCGTCTGCCGTTATGACAGAGAGGCGGATGAGATTGGCTCGCACGATATGGAACTTGTTGTCAGTGATGATGGAAGTATGCGTATCGTCAATATCACTCAGCCCGTTGGAGTCGTTCCAGAAAGCGCCAGATATTGGTGGGAGGAAATCGAGGATGATTCCGGCGTGCATGAGTATCTGTGCGTTGATGTCTTACTTTGGAAGAGACAGGAAGCCTACAAAAAGATTAAAGACGACGGCATCACAGATGAGTCAATGGAAATCTCGGTGAAGGAAGGCCAGATGGTTGACGGTGTGTACGTTATCGACCGTTTCGAGTTTACGGCATTTTGCCTCTTGGGAACCGCCGAGCCTTGCTACGAGTCGGCTTCGCTTGAGATGTTCTCATGCAACGATTTCAAACAGCAGCTTGCTGATATGATGCGTGAATTTAAGGAGACATTTTCAACGGCACAATCCCCACAAGGGGTTGGCATAAAACCACAAAACTATTCGGAAGGAGGAGAAGAGGTATTGGACGAGAAGAATAAGCTGATGGCTGAGTTCGGACTGACCGCTGATGCCCTGGACTTTAGTATTGAAGACTATTCCTTGGAAGAGCTTCGCGCCAAGTTTGAGGCGATGACAAGCGGGAACGGCGGCAGTGAGCCTGATGCCACCGGCAGCGAGCCGGAAAAGTTCGAGCTGGATAGCCAGTTCTTCAATGAACTCTATGCAGCACTTACAGCGGAGACCGTCACAACCGAATGGGGCTCCATGCCTCGCTACTGGTACGTTGACCACGACAGTGCCGCCTCCGAGGTCTACGCAGAAGACCGTGAGAACGGCTGGAATCTGTATGGTTTCCCGTACTCTATGAACGGTGACAAGGTCGCAATCGACTTTGATGGCGGCAAGCGCAAGAAATACTCCATCGTAGATTTCGACGAAGGCGAACAGTCCACCCCGACCAGCAAGCTGTTTGAGCTTGTGTCTCAGAAGTTCAGCGAGGCGACTGCAGAGTGGACGGAGAAGTACCAGAAGGCGACTGAGGAGGCCGCTGCCAACAACAAGGAACTGGCGGCTTTGCGTAAGTTCAAGTCGGATACTGAGAGTGCTGAGGAGAAGGCCAAACGTGATGAGGTCTTTGCTCAGTTTGAGGACTTGAACGGCGTTGAAGCGTTTGAGAATCTGCGTGAACACGGCATGGAGTATGACCTGGAGACGCTGGAGGAAAAATGCTTTGCTATTCGTGGCCGCAATGGCAGCATGGTAAAGTTTTCTCATGAGCCCAAGACGCCGAAGCTGCCTGTCGAAAAGCATGATGCGGAACCAGAGCCCTATGGCGGGTTGTTTGCCAAGTATGGGATTTCTGCACCCGGTCAGCACAATTAAATAACATACAAGAAGGAGTCGATTATGGCTGATAAATACACAGTTATTCGTACCGACCTGATGAGCGGTACAAAGCAGCCCGCCGACCTCGTCTCTCTGCGCTTTTATGGCGCTGATGGTAAGGTGGCGGATGTGGAAAACGGCGTCATTGTCAAGCTGGAAGGCTATGAGGATGGCGAGCGTGAGGTGATGAAGGCCGTGGCCGCTCAGGCTGGCGACGACCTGAACGAGTGCGCCATCGTGGCCGGTGTTGAGGTCATGTACGATGAGCGCAAGAAGAATCTGGATGAGTATATCAACGAGGCGGGCAAGGCCACTCGTGGCTACATCCCCCGCAGCCGCAATATGTTCTCCGTAACCAAGGAGGGCTTTGTGGGCGGCACTGTTCCTACCAAGGGTGCCAAGGTCGGCATCGGCACTGGCGGCAAGATTGATGCCGCTGGCACTGGCCTGGGCGAGTGTGTTGATATTGAGGTGGCAGGTCGTTACACCTACTACACCATCAAGATTGACAAGACAGAAGTCTAAGAGAGGAGGTATCTGTAATGCCTGATATGAAAGATATTGTCAAGGTTGCGGTTGATGCTTACCACGGTAATGTGGAGCAGTATTCCGTTGGCCAGTCCCAGGAAGTTCTTCGCAAGGCTCTGGTAGAGGCTAACGGCGGCAGCACCAAGCTGGATTACCGCAAGATTCGTGACGGCGAGTGCAAGGGTCTGTTTACCCTGATTGAGCAGATTCTGTCCCGTACCGCCGTTGAGGGCCTGCAGGGTGACGAGTATTTCAATGCTCTGGTGGACTTCCGCAATGTGGCGGAGGGCGACAAGAATCTGTTTACCATCGAGGACAGTAACCTGTTCATCGTTTCCGAAGCCGCAGACGGTACGCAGGGTATTCGTCGGCAGCGCCTGAGCGGCGTCAGCGAGACGTCCATCCCGACTTCTCTGAAGGTCGTGAAGATTTACGAGGAGCTGAACCGCGTCCTGTCCGGTCGTGTGGACTTCAACACCTTTATCAACAAGGTGTCCGAGTCCTTCCGCAAGAAGCTGTTGAACGATGTCTATATCCTGTGGAGCAACGCCACCGCTAACGACTTCGGTGGCACTACCTATTTCCCTGCTGCTGGTGCCTACGATGAGGACGAGCTCCTGGAGCTGATTTCTCATGTAGAGGCTGCCGCCAATGGCAAGCCTGCCACTATCGTTGGCACCAAGAAGGCTGTTCGCAATCTGGCTCCCTCTATCCAGGGCACCGATTCCAAGAGTGACCTGTACAACATGGGCTACTACGGTAAGTTCTACGGCACTCCCGTGGTCGTCACTCCCCAGCGCCATCAGGTTGGTTCCACCGACTTCGTCCTGCGTGACGATGTTCTGACCATCATCGCTGGTGATGATAAGCCCATCAAGTGCGTGTACGAGGGTGACCCCATTGTTATCATGGGTGACCCGCTGACCAACGGCGACCTGACTCAGGAATACCTGTACGGTGAGAAGTATGGCATGGGCATCGTGCTGGCCGGTGGCAACGCTGGCATTGGCCGCTACGAGCTTGCCTAAGCAACACACATATGAGCGGGGTTCAATTCGGGCCCCGCTCTTCGTATTAAAGGGAGGTTTTTATGGCTAACGAAGCTACTGGCGGGCGTACCCGGCAGAATACTGCCAGCAAAGAGAGCACCCGCCCTACAGCCGCTGAGACGGCTGAAAATGAAAAGCGTTCTTTTACCCCAAAGGAAATCGACCAGCACCAGATTGTGACTGTTCGCAACGGGTTCCAGGGTCGGCTTGTCTATAAGAGCCGCAAGACCGGCGAACGGTTTGTGTGGGATGGCTTTGGGGCCGAGCAGGATATGGAAATCGGCGAGCTTAGGAACGCAAAGAGTTCCAACAAAAAGTATTTCGAGAATAACTGGTTTATGTTCGATGAGCAGTGGATTGCTGATTATCTCGGCATGGGCCAGTATTACAAGTTTGCGATTCCCATTGATGAGTTCGATAAGTTCTTTGAGAAGCCCGCAGCCGAACTGGAGAAGGCTCTCACTAAACTGTCGGCAGGGCAGAAGAAGTCTATTGCGTATCGTGCCAGACAGTTGATTGCCGAAGGCGCTATCGACTCCAACAAGACCATCGCAACCCTGGAAAAGTGCCTCGGTATCGAGCTTGTCGAACATGACAGATAAGGGGGCGTATGCAAATGAGCGTTCCCTATGATTTGTTCACAGGGGCGTTTCTCTCGAAGATTACGGAGTATGAGTTTAAGAACATGACCGACTTTGAGCGAAACTCTGCTGTTGATGGCTATATGAAGCGGGCCATCGCCGCCTTTAAGAATATCTGCAAGTACGACCTGACCACGACCGCAGACGACAATGTCAGAGAGTTTGACGTTGAAGTTGAGGGCGAAGACTTGGACGAGCTTGTGGATATCATCTCCGAAGGTATGCTTGTACAGTGGATGAAGCCCTACACCTACCACCAGGAAAGCCTTGAAAACGTGTTAAACACGAAGGATTTTTCCACCTATTCCCCAGCCGAATTATTGCTGAGAATCAGCAACGCATACACAGCGGCAAGGAAAGAGTTTACGAATATGATGAGGGAGTATTCGTACAACCATGGGGATTTGACGGATTTACATCTGCACTGATGATGATTCAAACAACAGTTGGAGTCCCTATGAACGCACAGGTTCTTGATAACTACTTCCGCTCTCTTATCAA